ACGATCTCTACGTGCCCAATTACTTGTGCCGTAGTCTGCATAACCACCTTTACTAGTTTTGTTTAAACGGAAGTCTACACCAGCAGTATAATCTGTTGGCAATTCTTCCATGTCTGGATCCATTAATGCTGCCTTAATGATCTGGAAGATCTGTGGGCCAATAATAAAGCGACGAACTGGATTCTCCGGTGCTTGATCATCTGTTAATGGATTGTCTGTTACAAAGCCTTGGAATACGTATGAACGCTTTTTCCAATACTTACGACCCATGTCTTCAAGACTTGAGTCTTTAAACCAACCGCGTACTTCTGCAAGAATACCACATGATTCGCCGTACATTTCCATACAAGGAACTTGTACTTGTACTGGGCGTGATGCTGTATCGCCTTTTACTCCTGCAAAAGGAAGTTTGATCATCAAACGTTCTTTCCAAAAGAAAGTGTTATCTTGATCGCCATCAGGTAAGAAACGCATCGTTGCTGATTCGCCTTCTTTAATATTCCAAAATGGGTAAATTGGGTTTGGACCTTGTGGTCCTTTGTTGCCGCCGCCTGCGTTGGCTTCTTGTTCTTTGAGCTTCGCTCGGATTTCTGCTAATGATGCCATAGTTTAATGCCTCCTAATAGTGCCTATGATATTTGTAGCTACATTGCTACATTACTTCTTGTGCCTGTTTAGTTTGTAGCACAGTTATTAGTATAACACCTCTACAAACTTTGTCAAGTCTTTTTTGAAGAAAAACTTAAAAACTTATAACAGGACTATTACAGCCCTGATAATCTACGGATATCGCTTAGATCGTCATCTTGTTCAACAGTTGGTTCCATCACAGTGCCAGTTGTTGGTTCTTCAATCTCGTCAATCATTGGTTCGCTTGCTACATTTAATTCTTCAAACTTTGCAGTAATTGCTTCAATAAATGCTTTGCCTGTATTAATATACTGCTCGCCGTAATCTTTTTCAATTGCTGTTAGTATTGCTGTTTCGCCTTTTGGAAACTTTCCTGAATCGCGATCAAACATACTAAGAATAAATTCTGTTACTGGAATTTTCTTTCCATCTACTTCCATTTCATCTTCGTCATTGTCTTTTGCTTTAGCAAGTGCTTTTGAAAATGCATTACCTTCGTCTAAGTCGCCAATACCGTTACCGTTTGCATCTACCCAATGACTGCCTTTTGGGTCATGTGAATCATGCTTACAATCTGTAGTAGGCTTATTAAAGGTGTCGCCGCAGTCTTTACATATCTTTGTTTCTGCTTTGCCTTCTTCAAGACCTGCTTGTTGTGCCGCTTTAGATGTCATCGGGCCAAGTTTCATCAGTGTCGTCATTTTGCCGCTTTTATCAATCATGATATATTTTGCTGGTGATCTAATAATGCTTTTGTTAATTACAATAGTAGAACCGCTTTGACTGTCGCGAACACCTTTTACTTTTTGTCCTGCTACTTCTATGTCTACTAATTCAAAACCATCACCTAAGTCTTTGCTGCCTGCTGATTGCTGGGACATAACTTTATTCATTGCAACTTGTTTGTCCATTGTGTGAGCATCTGCCGCTGGCTCTTCGCCCGGTTTAGATAACGTAATGCCACCTTCTGCAAATTGGCCCATCATGTCTTCAAAACTATCTTCTAGTTGTGATTCATAACTCTTAAAGCCACCTGGTGGAAGACCACGAGAGCCGCCGCTTGGACCTGTTCCCATAAAGTAACCAATTTCTAGTTTTTGTCCCGGCTGCAATGATCTTGGATCAGTAATGCCGTTTAGTTCTAGAATGTCTTTTGCGCCTTCTTTAGTGTCGCCCATATAATTGCTGTCAGCAAATCTGTCAGCGATTGACCAAATAGTGTCGCCTGGTTTAACAACATATGATTCTGCCGGGCGTGTATCGCCTAAATCATCTGGACGAGCTTTTGGACGAGTATCCATACCTAGTGCAGCTGCAACCGCAGCATCTGTGTCATCATTTTCACCTAATAAGTCTTCAGCCGATAGTTCTGTTGCTTTAGTAGCTTCACTTACTAATTTGTAGATGTATGGAAACACATCTGATAATTCTTCATTAAACTGTTTAATAGTTAATTGATCAATCCAGTTTTCTTTAACGTCTGCAGGAACATCTTCCATTACTGCCGGAGCAAATGCTTCGAATGTTTCTGCATAAAACTTTGGCTTTTGTAATGATTCAATAGTACGTTTAACTGACTTAATGCGATCATTAACGGCATCACTATATCCAGCTAAACTTTCTGCCATTACAGCATTGCGTCCCATGTAAGATTTAAACTTGCGGAGTTTATTCATCTCTTCACTTAGGCCTACAATATGTGTACCGAACTCATCAAAAGGTTTGCCGCCTTCTGCTACGTGACGTGCCATTGCTCTTGCACCACTTAGGTGTTTAAACGGATACATAAAACGTTCGCCATCTGCACTTTCAATATATATTTTACCAATGCTGCGTGTACGTCCGCCTGCGATTTCAGTGTTAATGCTTTCAGTATGCTTAACTACTAATCTAGCGCCATCAACTTTTTGATAACTTACACGACCTGTGCCGTACATTTTTGATTCACTCATTGTTTCTTCTCCGCGATTTTTTGCTAAAAACTCATAATCTCTTTTGTCAAGATTTGACTTGTTTATATTTCTTGTATCAAATGTCATTAATCTTTTTTTACTAAACTGTCTTATTTCTTTTAAAAAATTATACCAATTTTGTTTTATGATTTCATCTTGTTCTGACACAAAATTATCACTATACATGATTTCAATACTTTTTTCAGATAGACTTATACTTACTTTACCTAAACTTGTAGGACCATCTTTGTAATCAAAATCAAAGAATCGTGCATCTGTAGGAACATTAGTAACTTTACCTTCGCTATTACCTAAAGTAACACTCGGAAAGCGTCCACGTATCTTATTAAAAAGTTCTTCTGCTATTAAATTTAAGTTTTCCATTATAATATATTTATCAATAGTTTGAGCTAATGAAGATCGGCATTGGCGTTTCGTAATCTTCTATATTTTCTGCTTGTGTGAAGGTATTATAAATTCTAGGATCCCAGTCTTTAAGCACAGCCATCATTCTTATTGCAAGTAATGTAGCACTTATTAAATCGTCACTCTGGCCGCCTTTTGCTTGATAGCTACTACCAGTTGCAACATAGTTTTTAAGTTCTGATACAAACGGTTTGCTGTTTATAACCATTTTATCATTTTCGAGCATAGTTTTGAGTCTACTACATGCTGTAATCTTAGTACCATGAGTGGTATTAAATCCTTTACGGAATTTTCTGACATGTCCTTTTCTAATTGGTTCGCTCACAAAAAGACCTGGAATATTCTCTTCACCGAAGTCGTTTATAACGATTAGTGCTGCTTCGCCGATACCATTGTTTTCAACACTCCAATAAATTCCGTTTTGGTTCCCTGTTTCTGTAACAAGATAATTACAGATATCTGCTAGCACTCTTATTTGCCCGGGAATAGCAGTTGTGTTATGTTGCCATTCGGCAACTTGTTCATAACTAGGTAGTTCAAATACTTGTATAGCAGCATTATCGCCCCCAGTACCCATACTAGGATCAAGGGCAACAGCATATGTAAATTCTGCTGTTGGTTTCTTATACCAACGTGTTTGGCCCATATTAACTAACGGTTTAGAACCTTCCATTAGTGCAAGTTTAATTGAACTTATAAGTGTTTCATCAAATACTAAGAATTCACAATCGTATTCACGTCTAAATCTTTCTTCGCCAATGCGTCCAAGTTCTTCTTGTTTCCATTTGTCGTCTCTGTCTGGATGTTCTGTCCAATAACTACGGAAACTATGAAATCCATTAGCACCTAGTTCTTGCTCATTCCCGTGTTCATCAAACTTGTCTTCAGCTTGTTTCCAAATTGTAGCAAATGTATCTTCGTCACTATTAGGTGTACTTGTAAGAATTGCTCGACCACCTGTTGCTAGTGTAGGAGATATAGAAGTCCAAAAATCAACAGCAACATTAGGTTGCACAAATGCAAACTCATCACAGTACAGTAACGAGATACTCATACCACGTCCTGTATTGCCTGTTGTAGTAGCACTAACAATACGTGATCCATTTTCAAATTCGATGCTACCTTTATTATAGTTAGTAACACCTGCACGTATATGGTCCGGACACATTTCGTATCCATAACGTATACGTTGCATAATCTCTTGTGCTCCTGTATACTTATGAGCGGCAATTAGAATTGTTTGATCAGGTACAAACATAGCATACCAAAGTAAATAAATTGCCGCACAAGTAGTTTTACCCGTTTGTCTTGGTAACATATTGATGTTAAAGCGGAAGTTATGATAACTTGCAAGTAAACGTTCTTGGTATTCAAAAGGTTCAAACAACAGCTTACCTTTAACAGGATGTTGTATGTATGCAAAACTTCTAGCAAAATACATGTATCCGTCTACTGGATCCATACACTTCATTAAGTCTTCAATGTGTGTTTGTGAAAATGTTTCTTTTCTATTCGCCTTTTTAATTAAGACGCCATCTAATGCTGTTGCCATACTGTATTTACTTAAAAATTTAACAGACCAATACGCTATTGGTCGTTAGTTATTAATTTGTTTTGAATCCCCAATTACCAGAGATTGATATACGAGTATCATCTGTAGAATAATACGGAAATACTTGATGATATAAACTAGATGCAAAGATACACAAATGCCCTTCTAATTTATTATCAGCTTCCATACTATGACTACGTATTGCACCAGTAGTATCTATCCATTGAAAATGGAAATCTCCATTAAGGTGCTTAGAACCTTGATCTAACTGTGATCTTACTGCAACGTTTTTTTCTTGCTCAAATGTATAAGGTATTTTAAGCCATATAACAAAGCTAAGTTGCCCCCTATGACAATGTGCTGGATTAAAATCGTATTTCTTTTGGAAGGTAACCCAAGTATCATTTAGCTGTAATTGGTTACTAACATCATTCCTATCAAGATGAAGATTAAATTTAAATCCATTAATATACTCTGTTACGTAGGGTGCTAACAGATGCTCGATATAATTACGGCTATTACTTAGGTAAAAATTTTTTTCTGATTGATGAAGAACAGGATCACTTCCTGATTCAGGATAACAATTAATTTCTGCCCAAATAGGTTCTAGTTCATCCTTAGTAAGAGACTGTAGTAAATATCCGGGATTATTAGGAAAAGTTGTTAACATAATTGTATTTACTCAAAAAAATAGCACCCGAAGGTGCTATTGAGTTAGCTTCTTAACGAGCTTTTAATATCGTCATAGTAACCTGTGTCAAATCTAAGATCAAATAATTTACGTTTGTCTTGTTGTATTAACACCGGTATTGGTGATGCGTTAGGTCCGTTAGTTGGTTCACTCCATAGCCATTCATATTCGCCGTTATCAATTTTTTTATGTAGCTTTTTTAATCGTCTACGATTAAGTTTAGGACAAATATAAACAATGGCCTGGTTGTTACCTAGTGGTTCAATCTCTCCAGACCATTGTATAATTTTTATTTCACCTTTTTTATGAGCTGCACCGCTCCAAGGACAAACTGGTTTAATGTGTTGGAAATATTCTTCCCAATTAACCTCTTGACTTCTTACCACGACTCTTTTTACCTCTAGAGCCCTCAGTTGTCTTAATGTCTTCGTTGCCGCGTGACGCTTTTAATGTTTTCTTTCCGCGCCCTCTACCTTCAACTGTAGTTTTTTCGTTTAATGCTGCCCATAGCTGTTCTTTGATTGATTCAAGTGCCATTGCATTATCACCACCGTCTACAGCAGGATATGGTTTCTTTGATTTATGTAAATCATCACCATCTGGAAGAACAGCACTTATGTTGCTGTATTCTTCTTCTGGTGAATTGTCCCATTCTGAAACAGCTGCATCATACTCTGAAGTATCTTCAGTTGCACACGAGTCGCATCCGCAATCTTCGCCGCATGGTGCATCTTCTGGCTCGTTCATCAATGTCATCATTGATTTCATATTATCATGACTGTCATGATCATGTGGAGTAGGTAATGCTTTTGGCATTGGCATCGGAATGTCTGATACAGGACCTGCTTGTGGCATTCCTGCGTTTTGTAAAAGTTTAACTAAATCAGCAACTTCAGATGCATCATTGCCGTTCATTGAAATGTTCATCGATGCTTCATTTATTTTGTTTTTATTCATGTTATTATCCTTACTTGCTGTTTGTACTGTAGGAGCATCAGCTCTTGTATTCACTGCTGAATTTGCTCTAGGTTGTGCGCCAGTGCTTCCTGTTTCTGCCGGATCATCACTTGCATTACTTCTAGGAGCAGCAGCTTGTGCGCTAGCTGCCGGTGTAACTTTATTATTTTCAAAGTTATCGTCTAATGCTTTTTTAATTGCTGCCATTGTGCTTGGCCCTGCTTGTCCGTCTACTGATAGGCCGTTTGCTTTTTGAAACTCTTGTACAGCCTTAAATGTGCCAGGTCCGTATTTGCCATCTAGCCCGTTTGGATCAAAACCTAAGCGTGATAATGCAGTTTGCATATTTCTAATTGTAGGCATTGCTTGTTTGCCGCCATCATTATATGCTTTCATTAAGTTTGGTGTTGTAGTATCTAATTTACGTCCTAGCAATGAACCGTTGCTAGGTGCTGCTGGTTGTGCTGGTTCTTGTGCTGCTGGTTCTTGTGCTGCTGGTTCTTGTGCTGCTGGTTCTTGTGCTGCTGGTGCAAGTCCCCTTACTTTGACGCCACCGTCATCAGTGTCTATACTTGGTGTATCATCTGCATCAGGCTGTGCTAATGCACCTGGTGGTGTTTGATTTACTTCTGGATCAGTTGTTGCATTATTATTAACACCCGAATCACCGCCGGATGTATCACCACTAGGGCTGTCTACTGTTGTTTGAGCATCCGGCTGCGGCAATTCACCAATAGGTTTACCATTTGGATCAACATAATATTTTTCGTCGTTATCGTTGGTGACAACAATTGCTTCTTCGCTATCGATTACAACTTCATCACCTGGTTCTACGTTATCTCTGTCAATCATTGCTGCACCAATATCGTTATATTGTTTTGGTGTTGTTGTTGCACCATAAAATTCTCTTGCTGCTGCTCTTTCGGCATCAGTTGAATCTGGATTTTGAAAAATACTATTTGCTTGATCTTGTGTTGTTACTTCGATTGTTTCTGGTCCTGCCACTGGCGGAATATCTCCGTTAGCTGGGTCATTTGGTGGTGGTTCGTTACTATTATCTACACTAGGTGCAGTTTTAACATCAGCTACTGGAAAATATACAGCATCTGCATTTTTATTTTGTGGTGCTTGTGGATTCTCAGGATCGTATTCGTATCCTGGCAAAGAAGACCCTAAGTATGCTTTTTGATCAGACATTAGTCTGTCACGTTCTTTACTAACATCTACTTGATAATATGTATCACCACGTTTTATTATTACTTTGCCCTGATCCATGCCATAGCCTCTTGGCTGTGGATCAAGTATAGTAAGTGGATTGTTTTTACTAGGACCGTCTTTCTCATTCCAGTCTATACCAGCTTCGTTTATTACAAACTCAGTATATAACTTAGATATATCAATAAATTTCTTAATATCGATCATTAACTCTCTCCTGAAACAACACTATCTATAGGATCAATAGTACGTTCTTTACGAACAGCTTCTAGCTCTTTTAATAATTCCATAACTCTGTTATCGCCTACATGATCTTGTGCTCCTGGATCTGCGTCTTCCATTTCTTCAGTAGTTAGTTTTGCTTCATACGGAGCAGTATCTTTTATTTCTTGGTATTCTTCTCTAGGATCGTTAGTATTACGTACAATAATATGTCCTTGGTTACATTTGCAACATGTAGCTACATATTCTTGTAACACTTGACTAGTAGTTGGATATTCTAATTCTGTTTCAAAATATGTAACTTCCATATTCTGTAATTGTGGGAAATCTAATGGACGTTCCTGAATTGGTGTTTTTTTGCCAGGTGACATGTTTAATACCTTAAACTTTTTTAAACATGTTTCCATGTCATCTCGAAAGCCTTCAGGTAAAGGTCCTGCAATACCTATTTTAAATTGATAAGTCTTATTAGACTCGGTTAAAAATTTATTAAATGATTTCATGGCTATGTTCCTATTATATACTATTTATCCAGGTTCTTCAGTTTTTCTAGTAAACTATTGCGATCTGTTACTACATATCCGTCGCCGTTTACTATATCACCGTCCTGATTTGAATTTGATTTTTGATCTATTGCTTGTTTTTTAAGTTGTAATTCGACCATTTTTAATTTATTATTAATCTTTGCAACTTTAGCATCTAGTCCCGTTTTGAGCATGCCGCCGGCGACTTCAAACACTCTACTTGCATAACGTGATTCTACATTCATACCTAAATCCATTAAATCATCATATGACGCTAACGCTTTGTCAGCAATGTCATTTAGTTCGGTATCTGCTAAATCACCTAACCCTTTTACTCTAGGTAATGCACTTGCAATCTTATCAAATTCTGCAATATCACGCATAGTACTATGTTGCTCTAACGCAACAGCTTTTGCTTTTGTTTTAGGGTCTTCTACTTTTGCATCATTGACTATTTCTTTAGAATCAGGCAAATTAAGTAGGTCTTCTAGCTTTCTAGTCATGTAGATATTGTTCCTTAATATACACACTTATTTAGCGAGTTATCGGCGGCCGTTGTGAAAAATATCGTGTTCAGTTACAATACGGAATTTAATTCCATTTTGTTTACAATATGCGTTAGCAGCTTCCCATTTAGCAGCATTAACTACAGCATGTAATTGATTGTGTCTACTACGTCCTGCTTCCTTTAAACTAGTTTGATTTGAAGGTTTTACTTCAATAAGTTCAACAAACTGTTTGCCAGTTTTATCTGCATATGCAATAAAGAAGTCTGGTACATAGATTGTGTGCTTGCCGGTCAATGGATTGCGATACGGAATACGTATTGCTTCGCTTGCCCATTGTGTAATACTAACATTTTCGTCACAAAATTTCATAAATGCAAATTCCCAACCCGATCGATATGTTGGAATTTTGCCGCCAATATATTTTGTTGGATTTTTGCAGTTGAATTTACCTTGCGCAAATCTCGACATATTATACTTCTATATTTCGTTTTTCCAAAGTACTTGTAGATGTAGTATTTTTAAACCCTAGCACACTTGTACTTAACCTATTATAATTTAATACTTCTGCTACTACAACACTTAATTTTGCTTCATCGAGACCTTTAAGAGTGTCTAATAATTTAAATACTTTAACGCCATCTAACTTTGCTTGTTGTAACAAAATTGCACCAGTACTAATAGCAGCCGATTTTTCAAAACCTCTTTTTTCAAAAAATCCAATAACAGCATCTACTTCGTTAGACGCAAATGATAATTTTTCAGTAAAATACTTGTCAAAAAATTCTGTAACACGAGTATCGTTTGTTTGTGGTTGGGTTGGTAAGCTGCTATTATTCATTATATACCTAATTGTCTTTCTAATGCTGCCATTGCATTTGGATTAGACCGCGATGCTTCATATGCTGCTTTGCCTGCAGCGATAGAGCCGCCTCCGTTTGCCTGGAAGTTTTTAATTGATTGTCGTTGTCTTGCACTATCCAATGCTGCTGGATTATTTTTAAGAAATGATGCTGAAGATGTTACTGCTGATACTATACCTACGCCTGCTGCTGCTAATAGCAAATCTCTGCCGCCACCGTTGCCGCCATTTTTTGGGAAGAAAGTTTGTGCTACACCACTAACATTAATTCCAGTTGCTTGACCTATTGCTCCTGTAAGAATATTAAATCCTTCTTGACGCAATCCTTCTTTAGATAGCCCTCTAACATTACCAATTAACTGAGCCCCTTGTAGTATAGTAAGCAATGGGTTATTATATGCTTCTCCACTAGCAATAAATTCATATAGGTCTAATGCGCCGCCGATAGTGTCGCCTAATCCTAATTTTCCTCCACCTTCTAATGATATAGGACTAGGTGTCGTATCGTAATGATCTTGGCCAAACCCTACTGGCTCGCCGTTGGCACCAGTAGTAATACTACTTTGATTATAAAATACAGCTTCGTATGCTACTTGTACACTATTCTGTAAAGTACCAGCGCCGTCACTGTTGTCAACGTTGTCATGGCTCCAACCAGTTAGTATTGGGTTTACTAATGTATATGTAGTATATTCACCTCTCGAAAGTGTGCTAATTTTAATACTCTTAAAAAATGGAACTCCTGGATTGTTTACATCCATACCAAACTTATAATTGTTACGTGATGCACCTTCGTATGTACTATGAGGAGACACAGCATATGCTCTACCAGAATCTTTTTGTTGATTACCGTCTGCAAAATAGTATCTATAATATGCTTGTAGTAGTGCAGTGGTAATGCCTTCGTTATCGTCGTGTAATTCTATAGTAACTGGTTCATAACTAATTGATGTTTGTATATTTTTTACTCTATTATACTTTTTCTTTGTTTCTACATTAGCTGTAAATTTAGGTAAGTCTGCACGTTTTACTAACATGCCTAGTTCGTTTATTGTTGAACCTGTAAATAGTTTTGGAAGAATGCCCTGACCTTCTGAAGATATTTCAAACTGTACATGATAAAGAAATTTAGTTTTTGGCGCTAATGCCATATCTCTATCAGTATAAAGCCGTGCGGCATGTTGCCAATCAGCCATGTTGCCTTTTGGACTTAGTATACCGTTTTCGATTGAATCTAAAAGACCATTGAACTTACTTGCCATACAAATATTTATCCTTTACAATTAAGTACACATATTAAATATAAAAAGAGGCCATCGGCCCCTTTTCATTAATATTAGACTAAATGATAATAGTATTAGGTACCGCCACCTGTAACAGCAGTGTTAGTTGTACGTCCAACTGCTGTACCAATTCCGGTTCCATTTGGTGATTGTAATGCATTGTCATAACGTATGTTAAGTGTAACACTTACCGGATCTGTTGAATTAGAATATGCTAAACTGTTATAGTTTGCACTTTCACAATAGCATCCGTATAATTCAAATGTCTCTAATACTGTTGGTGTATTAGCACCGTTACCGCCGTCTAAGATTTCAATACGTGTAACGAATTTATAATCTTGTCCTGATGCTGCACTTGATTGTTCATAAAAGTCGAACTGTTTCTGTAACTGCTCGCCTACAAGTTTTTGCACATTGTTGTTTACATCTTCACGCAAATTAAGCGTGATTGGTTCCCAAGTATGTTTACCGGCTAGGTAAACTCTTGAGTTGTATACGTCAATAGTCATTTGTTCAAAACTTACATTTGGACGAGTTACGTCAATAACTTGTTTTGTAAGTTCTGTAGTCGGTGTTGATACACCAAAATTTTCCAGTGACACTCTAAAGCGATACTGGAGTTTTGGCATCAATAGTCCCTGACTGCTAGCGGAGTCTCCGCTAGCAAGGGGAACTGATATTTTTGATAATGTTGAAATAGCCATTTAGTCTGCTCCTGTTCTAATAGTATTTATCGTTTAAAGTCCGGCAATTTCACCGGTGTTTTTCAAACGTAGTGGAATGTAAATAAACTCAACTGCTTTGACTGGTTCAATTGCTATATCTAAGTATAGTTCATTTCTATCAATTCTGCTTGGTGTATTATTTGTTTCGTCACATACAACTAGGTAATCATAAAGACCTCTTTGACCAACTAATTCAAGTAGCAAACTTTCTGCTGCTTGTTTAATTTCATCACGTGTAATCTTATCATTTGGTTCAAAAATATATGGTTTAGCAAGTGTGTTTAGCTGACTACGTAAGTAGATAACCAAACGTGCTACATTAATTCTATCTAATGCACTTGCGCCTCTTGCACGAGTTTTCTGTCCAAAGTTAACAAGACCTGCACCTGTAATAAACGTAATTGGGTTCACACTGTTTGAGTACAAAGTATCTCTTTGTCCTTCATTAAGTGCTACACTTACAAATTCGCCTTCGTTATTAATATAACCTGTTGAACTTGCATTTGTAATTCCGCCACGTCT